TTCCGCTTATTTGTCTCTTGAATATCTTTTCTTAATCCTTTCAATTCTTCTAGTGCTTCGTTTTTTTCCTGTTTTGGTGTTACTCTTAGTCCTAATTTTATTGATTCTTCTGTATTTTCTTCGTTCTTTAACCACTCCACTAATTGTCCTGGGTCGTGGTTAAATTTCTCTCGTATTTTACTCGGTAATTTATTGAATTCGTCTTGTTGGTGTACCAACTGCTCTTGTAACTGTGTGAAGTCTGGCATCAAGTCGAAGTCCGCATACACACCTCTTTTTGAATTTAAGTGTGTTATTTCTCCGGTCTTCTTGTATCTTTTCACTATCAGATTTACATCTGTCTCGTTTTTGAATTGTTGCTGTGTCCTAGATGGATTTTTTTCAGGGTCAAAATGTGTAACCACTTTTGTCGATCCATCGGGTCTTCTTGTAATTATCTTATTTCCTTTTATTATTTCCATTTTCTTCTCCTTATTTTTTCTTGAATAGGTCATTTGCTTTTCTTAATTGTTCCTGTCTTTGGTCTTCTTTCATTTCATCTCTGTTCTTCCATTTCTCTCTGATTTCTCCTCCCATTCTTGGTCCTGTCCTCATGTCTGGTCCTAGCATATCTACTGCGCTATTCAATGTTCCTAGTGTCTCTCCCACTCTTCTATTTAGATTGTCATAATCTAAAGTCTTCCCGTCCCAGTCTGCCTGTCTTGCTCTTATCTTTGCTTCTTTTGTCACTGCTGGCATCATTTTCTCTAAGACTTCCGTCTGTGCATTTGTCTGCTTTGCCGTTGCACTATCCCTTTCGGCTGAGGCAGCTTGCGCCTTCTCGCCCGCTAGGTTTAGCGCAATTTGGCTATCAGCCTGTCCTATCTCTTTTCTTAATCTCATCGCGTCTATCGCTGAATTTGCTCCCTTTCCAATTACATTATCTACTACCGCCATTGCACCACTTGGCGTCGATGATCCGCCATTTGCGGACAGTATTGGGTTCAGTCCTGCTCTTTTTAAGTCTTCTACTTCTCTTTGGTGCGCTGTCGAGCTCATTCTCTCCTGGAATGCCATTTGATCAAAGGCAGTGTCTCTCGCCATTTGATTCGTCAATGTACTTCCTATGATTTGTGCTCCGATCATCGCTGGTATTTGCCACGCCATCTGCTCTCCTCCTTGTGCTGGGAGATTTCCTCCCAGCCCTATCCGTTTCATTAGAATCTTCCTATGCTTGCTGGTACTGAGTACGTCAGCATCGGTCTTGCTGATTTGATTTGTATGAACATATCCATCAGCAGGTGTGGTGCTGCACTGTTTGCCAGTGCTCTTTCTATTGGCGTTGCCTGTACTATGAAGTCGTCGTTTAGTAATGGCTGGCTGGAGAATTCCTGTGCCATGTGCCATTGATCTAACGGCGTACTGTATGTGCTTCTGAATTCGCCATGTATTTCACTTGGCTTATATCTGTACTCTGCGTATCTCTCTTGGTATCCGAATACGTCTAAGTCGTCCGTCGTCCCCATTGCGTATATCTCTTGTGCTTCTACTGCTTGCTCTCCTAATTCTTGGAATTTGGTCCAAAAAAAATCGTATCGTGTGCTTTTCAGCCACATTCTATTCGTCCCTTGCTGGTACGTCAGGTCCGCTCTTGGGCACATGACTCCTAATACGTATCCGTGTTCTACGAATGATTTCGTGAATCCTATTCCTTGTTTTGATGTAACACTGGCTGTTGCGTACGCTCCTAGCTGTGCGAAGTAATTTGATCCTGATGTCGGCGACATTTGTGGTACTGGATGTGAGTTGATTTTCGTCGATCCTCCGCCTAAAAATTCCGCGCGTTGCAAACGGAAATCAGGTGATACGACATTGTAATGTGCTCTTAATATCTCCACGTACCTTGTCCCGCCTCTCATATCCAATTCTAGCAGTGATTGCATCATCATTGCTTGTCGCCACTCGTTTATTGTTGCACTTGTAGCGTCTGTGAGGTTTGCGAATATTTGCGGGTATCCTGTGGTCGCGTTATCTCCTGCTACCACGAACCTTTGATTCGCGCTTGCATTATCTACTATCGACGCTAGTGTGTAGCTTACTAGGTTTCCTGTTCCGTTCGGCGTGTCCGGTGCTTCTCGTACGTTTGATACGGGTCCGTCTCCGAATACTCCGTTTACCTTTCCTATTCCTGTGATTGGTGCCCATGTTCCTAATGGCATTTGTACTGGGTCACCTTTTTGTAGGTCCGGTAGACAACTTGTGAAGTAATCGTGTCGTTTTCCTCGTTTCATGAGGAAAAAGTCTGCTTGTACGTCTGGTCCTTGGTCTACGGGTAGTGTTACTGAGTCTTGTAGGTTTTGGTCTCTGAACCAGTCATTCCATATTTTTATATAACTCCTCAACGGCATTGTGTTGTTGACTTTCACGTTTGCCACTCCGGTGGGTAATCCCATTTTATCGAATATATCTCCCACCGAGAAGGCTGCTCCTGGTGTGAGCGCTGGTGCTATGTAATCCGTTGAGTCTCCTGGGTTGTCCTGTGCTCCGCACAACTTTTCCCATTTGTCGTATGTTAGTCGGTTTGGCACGAAAAAGAAAAAGAAGTCTATGTACATATTGTCCATGATTGGTACTAATTGCGTTGCCAACCTTGCGAACGCGTTGACTGTTACGTTGTGCGTGTCTCCTGGTATTATTTCTTCTACGTAAAAGGGCGTTAGATAGTCGAAATCTATCGTGTCCTTTACTGTAAAGCTTCGGTCGAATGATGACCGTGCTATTTTTATGTCTGGTATTTGTGCGAAACTGTGTTGCGACTTCCTATTCCCCAACATCATATATCTCCTTTTTGGTGTTGTTGTAGTCTTTTGGTTCTTTCTTCTATTAATTTTTTTCGTATTTGATTTTTAGTGATTTCTGCACCTTGTGCAACTGATCTTTTTTCGTAATTTTCTTTGTACTGTTGCTGTTCCTTTTTCTCTTTTTCTTCTGCTTTTTCTGTTTTTGGGTATTTTACATTAATTAAGTATTTTACCCATTCTTCTGGTTTTTGTTTTTGTAACCATTTTTCGTAGTATCTTGGTATCGGACAACTTTGTCCGTCTGATAATATACATCGTCCGTGGTTGAAGATGTCTTTCCAGTATTTTTCTAAAAATCTTTTTCCTATAGCATTCCTAGAGCTCCTGCGATGTATAGGATGGTAATTATGATCCTGGTCGTTCCCGTGCACGAGCTTCTTTGTTGCGTACCTCGCAACATACCCTGCTGAACGAAACGTAATATCTCCGATTTCATTTGGTTTTTGTTCCGGGTCGTTTCGTCCCCATTGCTCGTCGACCCATTTGGATTTGTATAATTTGTCTCCGAGTTCATTTGTGCGTAAGTATTGCGCATCCTCTGGTCTCCAATTAAATATTAATAAATGCCAATGGGGTCTTTTTTTTTCTTCCCCATATTCTCCGGTCGTCATTATTGGCATCATTATTGGTTTATAGAGCTCCTGGCGGGTTTTTGTGTCCAGGGCTTGGTATTCGTCCCTTTTCATTCCTAAGGCCTTTAGGTGGTCGTTTAGGCGTTTTGAGCGTAGGTCTTTTATGAATGTCTGTATGTGTTCGTATATTAATTTCGGCGATTCCAGTCTTTCGTCTTTGTACGTCAATGTCAGGAATGTATTTTGGTCGTACATCTTTGCTTCGTGTACGCACCTTATCGCCGTCGATCTTGCGTATTCTAGCCTGCATTCTAGGCATTTTCCGCATGGTAATTGAAAAGTCGGGTATTCTTTGCTATATTTCTTTTCAGACCATGCTAGGGTTTGTCCGTCGGACTGGTATCCGACTGTTCTTGGGTAGATGCATCTCACGGTGTGTCTGCCCTTTCTTTTATAGGCGTATTCCGCCGCGCATTGCTCTTGGATTGATCGTATTTAGTTTATTTACTCCAGTATTTTTACGGAAAATTTTCCGGGATTTTTGTCGAGTTAATTTTCGTCGTTTCATGTTTACTCCTTGCGTTATTGGGTGTGGGCCTAAATGGCTTCTTGTTGTATTTAGGCCCACTGACAGCATTTCGGTCAAATGCTAATTTATCGTGCTGTCGTTTTCCTGGACGCCATTGATTTTGGCGGTCCGGTTTTCCGCATGGTTTCTGCTCTTTATGAAGGCAGCTTTAACCATGTGGTTTGGTGTTTGCAAAGGTATTATGTTACCTGTCGTTTTGTCGTATTCTCCTAGATGGTATAGATCAAAGTCATCCGGGTATTTACTTACCATTGACTTTTCGTCTTTTGCTAACTCCAGGAAGTTTCGTTCGGCTTCCGCGTGTGTTAGGTTGAACCATGGTAGCCCGATGAAACATTCCGCTTTCATGTCCCTTATTGCGAATATCTTTAAGTTCACTTTTTCTCCTTTGTGAGATTTAGTTTTTTCATTTCAATGTATCCTTCTTTAAGTTCTTTGTTGAATTGTTCTAGAGTTTTTTTACCGTGTCCTTTCTTTGTTAAGTAGTCTATTAGCTCTATTGTCCTTAATATTTTGTTTGATTGTCTGTAGAGTGATTGTCTTTCTTTGTTTGTGAGTGCCATTTTCCTCCTGTTACGTTTCGTAACGTTGTCGTTACGTTATGTCAAGAGGTTCCTCCGTAGTAATCTACGGAGGAATAGTCTTTATTCCTCGTCTCTACGTGTTTTCCGCTTATTTGTCTCTTGAATATCTTTTCTTAATCCTTTCAATTCTTCTAGTGCTTCGTTTTTTTCCTGTTTTGGTGTTACTCTTAGTCCTAATTTTATTGATTCTTCTGTATTTTCTT